TGCAGCCAACAGCCTTACAGCGTTATATAGCTCACTCGAACAGTGTTCGATAGCTCAAATGAGTGTGATCTGCACCCACAACGAGCACGTGACCAGCCCGTCCTGCGAGTGCAACGGTCCAACCAACAACACAGCGCACAAACACCCAGGTCAGGAGCAGAAATCAACACCAACAGCCGAAAGGCTGACCGGGGTCCATTTATTTCCCCAGCAGCAGTGTGGGGAAGGTCACTGTCACAAGTACCGGACAGTCCGGACAGTCCAGTGTCTGTTAGGGGTGCTAGTAGCCTGTTTAGTAGCTGTTTGTTGGCTTGGGCCAGGTCAACTTGGGGCTTGGTGGGGGCTTCGCCCCCTTTAGCCACCTGTTTCTTGGTGTTTGTCAGTGGTTGACTACATGTGGAGGGGGTGTCCCACCCCCGACGTGTCAGCAAACTAAGAACTAGTGCGGCTTCGCCGCCTTGCTGGACGCAAAGAACGACCCTAGGGCCGGGGGGGTATCTTTCGACTGTGCCTGGTAGGGGCTGCCAGGGCTAGACGAAACCCGGTTAGGAAGGTAGAACCTTCTGGACTCGACGCTTCAATTCTTGTAGCTGCTCGTCAACAGTGGAGTTGACACTCGGACGGCTGTCGGTGTTGGTTACGCTCCGCCCAGCCCACGAATCTTTGTTGGTTCGTTGAAGCTGGTCGATGAGCCTGGAGGCTTCTCGCCTGGCGATGGGTATTTCCCCAGCCCAGCCAAGACCTCGTATGTAGTTCCGCTGTGCCTGGGTTGTCTCCCACCCTGGCGCTGCTGGCTTCCTAACAGGTCGGGACGAGCGGACTAGTGGTTTCTGCTCCAATGGTCGGGTGTCTGCTCCAACGAGCTTCGCCCAAGCTTCGATCCGGCTCGGGTCGTTGCGGAGTAGGCCGATGAGTTGAGTGGCCGCTCCGAGGGTGGGCGGGATTTCCGCCTCCCATCCCATTGAACGGAGAGTGTCGATCTCTCGTTGTGATGGGCCGACCTGGCCTCTCCGTCGTCTTGTGGTCACTGTCTCTTCCTGCTGTCGTGTTCGATGGTGGAAGCCCCGCCCCCCGAGGGGGGAAGGAGGGAAAACCACCTCGGGCACCCTTGCGGGCCAGCCTGAGCGAGGCTTCCACACATACCCCCCGAGAAGTGTCCTCAGAGGGCTTGACCAAGCTAGCCGACCAGTCGACTTGCATGCAAGGGTTGACTCGTCTAAGGTGTGGGGGTACGCACTGACTAAGCCGTAACAGGCAGAAAGAACGTGCCTACAGCGTCACCCGCAGGGGCGGGGGGAAGTTCTCTAGCGGAACTACCGCTTGGAACCCGCCCCGGTGGGTTTAAACGAAAGGAGTTGAGAGGTGGCAGTAGAGATAACAGCGGCTCCGTCACGGGAGCGTGACGTTGTTGGGGTGCTGCTGTACGACGAGCACCACGAGAATTTCAGTCTCAGCGTCAACATTTCGGTGGATGAGGCGAAAGACCTGATCTACAGGCTCGAAGTGGCCGTTCGCAAGATCGAACGCCGAGGGTCGCCGGATGAGTCCATTTGGGGGCATCGGCATCCGAGTTACGACGAGATGGGAGGCTGATATGGCTGAACGGATATCGAACCTTGATTTCCTGACGATCACCCCGGATCGGGTGAACCAGCGGGTCACCCTGACCACAGACGGGGGGCGCAACTTCCACCTCCCGTTGGATGCCGTCGATGAACTGGTCGCCGGTCTGATGGAAGCAGCCGGTCAGGTGTCCGACCAGTCCCTCTTTGTGATAGGCGAATACGTCTGGTTGGTGGAAGACGTCGTGCTGTTTGTCGAGGACATCAAATGGGAGGGTGACACCTCCTATGCGGTTCTTTCGGTCACGGTCCCGACCAGCAACATTTCAAGGACCCTACCGTGATAGAGACACTGAGCAACCCCTGGCTCACCCTAACCGAGAGTGACAAGCGGCTCATCCGTGGCGCACTGTCGGCCAGGTACCACGAGTTGATTTCTTATAGATCTGATCTGAAAGGGTTTTATGCAACCGACGTGGCGCACAGGCTCGCTGTGCGGATCGCTGAATTGGGCGAGCGCTTAGAGGAAGACGGATGAACGCTTGGAGGAAGCGATGAGTGACGAAGCGGTCATAAGCGCCATCGAGCAGAGCCGTAAGGTGCTGGAACAGAAGGAACTTCACACTCGTTTGTTGTTGGAGCAGCTTTATGAGCAGGCAGGGTTTATGAAGCCTCGGACGGAGAACTACCAGTCTCTAACCGAAACGAGGCGGGCTGTCATGGAACGCTGGGCCGAACACGCCAAGCTCGCCAGAGCGGAAGGTTTAAACGCCGCAGCCAACTATTGCGAACGAAAGGCCCAAGGACGATGAAGCGCCTCTTGGTCACCGGGAGTCGAGACCTAAACCCCGCTGACAGACAGTGGGGGAAGTGGATGAGGGCCGTAGACAGGCTAATCGGCTCCGACTACGAGGTGGTTCACGGTGCAGCCAGGGGTGTCGACGGCTCGGCTGGCCGGTTCTTTGAGAATTACTCGTTCACAGTCCATGTTCTGCCGGTGACCCCGGGAGATTGGGAGAAGCAAGGCAAGGCTGCTGGTCAAATACGGAACATGAGAATGGCCCGGGGTGAGTGCGCCTGCCATGTAGGGTGGAACAAACCTTCGCTTGTGCTGGCTGTAGCCGAAGATTTGGAACAATCCTTAGGCACCAAGGGTTGTGTGTTCGAAGCGAATCGTGCTGGCATCCCTGTGCTGCTGGTATCGCCTGACTGACGACGTTCCTGGGGCGGTTAGCGAATGGCTGACCCCACCAACCCCGCTTACGCCGCCTGGTCCCGCCCCCGCCGAGTAGCAGCCGCAGTCCGCAAAGTCGTCGAAGACCAGTGGACCATTGTTGATTCCGCCCGTGAGTTCGGTGTCTCCCGTCCCTGGCTCTCCAAGAAGGTGGGGGAAGAGCGCCAAGCCATCGAAGCGAAAGTCGCTCGTGCTAGGGAGATACTCAGCCAGCGAGGGCCACGCATCGAAGAGAACACCCGGGTCGGCACCTTTGCTGAGTTTGAGCGCCGCTACTTCGGCCACCTCGGATGCCCCGACTGTGACGGGCAGATGCACGAGGTGCCCGACTGGCAGATCAAAGCCGATGAGGTGGTCACTTCCACTGCCAAGCGGAAGCTCATCAACGTTCCACCGTTCCACGGTAAGACCACCCGCTATTCCATTCGGCACACCATTTATGACATTTGCCGTGACCCGAACAGCCGGACGATCATCCTGTCAAAGGCTGCTCCCCTGGCGGAAGACATCCTCGGAGCGATCAAAGCTCACCTCATGGACGAGGCGCTCTACGAGTCGAACAACCTGATACAGGACTTCGGCCCTTTCTATCGTCCCGGTTCCTGGTCGGACGACCACATCTTCGTCACCGGTCGGGTCACCTCGGAGAAAGACCCAACGGTTCTCACCATGGGTTGGACGGGTTCCCTTTACGGTCGGCGTGCCGACAAGATCAAGTTCGATGACGTAGCGGACGAACAGAACCAGGCGAACCCCGACCAGGTCGCCAAGATGCTGAAGTGGATTGACCGCACCGCCCTGTCCCGTATCGGGAAGACCGGCCAGGCCGTCTTCATTGGTACCCGGGTCTCCAGCGGTGACATCTACTACCACCTGGCTAAGAGGCCAGGGTATGAGGTGGTCCGCTTCCCCTGTGTCCTCGATGAGACCAACGAGGAAGTGTTGTGGCCCGACCATTTCCCCTATGAGCAGGCGCTGATCCACAGGTCTGAGATGACAATGGCCGACTTCCAGTTGGTCTACCAGAACATCGACATCCCCGGGATCGGAGCTTCCTTCACGGAGGAAATGCTGGAGTTGACGAAAGACCCGTTGCGGGTACTCGGACAGTACGACCCGATGTGGCGGATGATCGGCGGGGTTGACCTGGCCGGTGGAGGCAAAGACTCTGGGTACTCGTGTCTCACCATCATCGGCATCGACTTGAACACGGGCAGGCGTTACCTGGTTGACCAGTACGCCGAGAAGAGCATGAAAGCCCCCGACATCAAAGACCTGATGCTCCGCTGGTCCGCTGAATACAACATCTACGAGTGGCGGGTCGAGTCGAACGCTTTGCAGAGTCAGATCATCCAGTACGACTTTGAGCTTGTGCGCCACCTCGCTGCCCGTGGTGTGCGGGTCACCGCCCATGAGACCAGGGGCACGGGCCGCACAGGCAAATGGGACGCCCAGTTCGGGGTTGAGTCGATAGCGCCGCAGATGACCGCTGGCTTGTACAGCATCCCTTGGGGGAACGCCCCCACCGCCCAGCGCCTCCAGCCCCTCTTCGACGAGTTTATCAGCTTCCCCATGGGCATCACCTCTGACCGTGTGATGAGCTTGTGGATGGCTGAGCTTGGAGCCAGATCGCTGTTCGACAGGGCGCATCTTCCCTTGTTCTCCGACAAGTTCCGTGCCCCCAACAGGATCAAGCGGAAGCGTGTCCTCGTGGATTTCGCCAACCGGAAAGTGGAGCCGGTGCCCATGTACAAGCAGCGTCCCGGGATCGCCGCTGGAGGCCGCTATGTGGTCGGCCCGATCATGCAGCCTGGAACGGTGCCTCGTGTCCCACAGGAGCTAGCTCAACCACCTGAGGAAGACCGGAGGCCGATGAATGTCGACCCCCGAATCTGGGCACCCCCCGCTTAGCAACACTCTCCTGATAGGGGAGTTGCTCGGACCCGACGACGGGCCTTTCTTCGACTACGGCCTGACCTGTTTGGGGTGCGGGGCGAGGTACTCGGTGCATGCCCCCAACAACCATTACTACGAGACCGCCCACACTCAAGGCTTGCTCTGCGGCTTCTGTTGTCCAGCTTGAGGACATCCCACGGGTGGTAAGTGATGAAGCACCGTATTCCCCTCAATCCATCGTCTGCTGACCGTTTAAAGCAGGAGACAGAGAGGCTGGGTACCGGGGAGACCCTCTGTGGCTACATCAACGACGACGGGGAACTGATCCCCTTTGTCATGCCCGAGGAAGCCTCAGATGTTGAGGTGGCTCTTCGCACCTTTGAACTAAAGAACGGGCGTCCCATGAACACGTTGGAGTCCAGAATGCTCGATTTGGTGGTACAGGCCCGTGAAACGCAAGCCTGACCCTTTCGACATTGAGCGCCTCCCCGGTCTCTTCACTTCGTTCCGCACCCGTTTCACCGAACGGGACATGCGCCACCTCACCATTGATTCGATCCTTGAAGGTGACTTCGACGTGTACGACCCCGACGAAGAGAACGTCGGTATTCGCTCGCCCAACTACATCCAGGTCGCCTTGGAGGACACCAGTGAAGCGGCGTCCATGGTTCCCACTCTCCGGGTCAGGCCCACTGGCACCGACAAAGAGGGGGCTGCCGAACAGGAGCGGATAGGTGCAGGCTACTGGGAGGCCAACGACATTGAGCAACTCATCTCCCAGTCGATCATGGACCTGGGGGCTTACGGGCTGGCTGCTTGGACGATCCTCCCCGACGACCACGAGAAGCCGAGAACCATTTCGATAGAGCGACGTGACCCCCGACAGTGCTATCCGGAGCCGGGTCACCGTCCAGGACAGAAGCTCCGCCGCTGCTTGTTCGCACGGGCCGTCCACTACACGACGCTGCCGGAAGAGTGGCGTCGTCAGATATGGGACTACCACCTTGAGCGTACCGGCACGGTGCCCGAGTACATGACCGCCTCGGGTCTCGACGAGAACACCATGGTTGTCATCGTCGAATACTTCGACG